AGATGAAGTTTGAGACATAATTGAAACAGAACCAGTTGGAGCATTTGTTAAGATGCTAATATTTCTGCGTCCAAATGTCTTGATAGCATTTTGAAGTGAAGTTGGAAGAGATTTGATGAATTCATTATCTTTTTCAAGTTCCCAATCAAATACAGGGAAAGCTCCACGCTCTTTAGCAAGCCAAACTGACTCTTCATAAGCACATTCTTTGAGGGTTCGATAGATTTTATCAATCATAACAAGACCATCGGCAGAATCATATGGAAGACCCAAACAAGCCAAAGCATCAGCTAATCCGTGTGTTCCAAGTCCTGTTCTACGTCCATCTGCACAAGCTCTTAGGAGGTTAATCCAAAGTTCTTTTTCGTCTGGTGTATCGCAAGCATTTAGAATACCTGTAAGCTTTTCAATTTCAAGTTGAACTAAATCGTCCGAAAGACGCATAGCACGTTTAGAAATTGTTTGAAACTTATCGAAATCAAAATAAGCATTATCATCAAATGAATTTACTACAAATGATTTGAGGTTTATTGAGATAAGACGGCAAGAGTCATAAGCAGAAAGAGGAATTTCACCACAAGGATTAGTTGTAAGTGTTTTGAATCCATAATCTTTATAACTTTGTGCTGGTAGGAATTTTTCAATATTACCCCACATCAAGAGTCCGGGTTCTGCTGTTTTCGTCGCAGAATCAACGACTGTTTTCCATAGATCTCTGGCTCTAATAGTTTTAGAGTAAGTAGGATCAATGGAATCAACAGGAAATCTAAGAGTAAAATCTTGATCTTGCTCCACAGCTTCCATAAAATCATCTGAGATTCTGATTGAGACATTTGCACCTGTTACTTTTGTTAAATCATGTTTCATTGTAACAAACTTTTCAACGTCTGGGTGTCTTACATCAATTGAAATCATAAGAGCACCACGGCGACCGTTCTGACCAATCATGCGACAAACGTAAGAATAGAAGTCAGCAAACGACCAAGCACCTGTTGTAGTACCAGCAGAGTTATTTACTGTCATACCTTCTGGACGAAGATTAGAAATGTCTACGCCTACGCCACAACGACGTTTAAATAAATTAGCAAGATACTTACCAGAATCCATAATTGATGAAACATTATCTTCTGGTGAAGCAACTACAACACAATTTGATAATGATGCTACAGTTTCGGTATTACCAATTCCATACATAGGTGAACCTTGTGGAACAATGTAACCAAAGTCCTTGATATCATTATAAATTGTATCATAATCAAGTGCTGTTTCACCACCAAACTTTGCTTCAATACGAGCAAATTCTTTGGCTATACGTTGATGCATCTGTGTTGGATTGTTCTCCAGATACTTACCATCTTTAGTTTTTAGCGCATATTTTGTAGTAAATACATTAGCAGCAAGTTCATCACCACCAAAGTATTTTACACTTTCTGCATTTACTTCTTCTTTGTTATACATCTTCTGTCTCCGTTTTCTTTTTCTTGTACTTTGAATACTTTTTCTTTAGATTATCTTCTTGTTCTTTTGAACTTTTAACCATTATATCCGATGGAGTTTCGCCTGTCGAGGGTAGAACTTTAATCTTGACATTAGAAGTATCCATGAAAATTGGATAGACAAGTCCATCGGGACCATTACGATTTTTTGCTACAAAGATACGTCCAGAATTAGAAGCTTTATCCTCAACAGTTCGTGATACAGAACAAATAAAGTCCGCGACGAAACACTTATTAAATGCTTCACTGATACTTTCCATAGTAATAACTTCTGCGTTCAGACCAGAACGATTTGTCTGTGATGCTGTCCAAACAGGGCAACTATTCTCTTGTGCTAATCCTCGTAGCTCTTCATAAATAGTTTCAAGTTCCTGCCTCTTCTCCTTTTGATTGGAAATAGGACGAAGAAGATCACCATAATCTACAATGATCATATCTGGCTTAATACCCTTAATCTTTAGCTTTTCTAGATGAAGTTTAAGAGTGTTTGTAGAAGCAGATTTGGTAGGATATTCCTTAACAATTAGTTTGCCTGCTAGATCTTGAACGGACTGAAAGATTTGTTCTTTATATGTAAAAAGATCTTTTAGTTCAATACCCGTAAGACAACTATCGTAGCGTGAAGCTACAACTGAATCAGCAAGCTCTAGAGTGTAATGAACAACTGTTTTACCAGCCCTAATAGCCTCTGTTCCAAGATGAACAAGAACCATTGACTTACCAGCACCCGTAGGAGCAATTACAACTCCAAGTTCACCAGAGCCAAGACCACCCTTACAAATACCATCAATATCAGCCCAACCCATAGAGATTGGATTGCGTGATTTAAGTTGAAACCGCTTTTCAAAATCTACAAGATAGTCATAACCAAAATCAGAGGTAGTGCCAAGCTTTAGGGCTTCGTTAATTGTCTTTGAAATTTCATCGAAAGAAGCAGTTTGAAGAAGTTTAACCGACTTCAACATAGCTTCCTTTAGCTTCTGCTTTTTACAAAAGTCAAGTGAAGTTTCCTTAACAAAATCAGCACCGTCTGGTTCTTTATCGTGAATACGGGCAAAGTAATCACGAACTTGCTTTTGTACTGTCTCGTTTTGATCATCAAGACCTGTGCGAATAAGCGTAGTCATAATATCAAAGGTAGGATGAATCTTATATTTATCTTTATAGTTAAAGATAATATTTACAAAAGCTTGTAGATATTTAAGTTCAAGAAATTCTGTTGAAAATACTTCACGGATCTGATCACTAAAAGGCCGATCAAGCAAAATCAGTTGAACCAGATTTTCTTGAAAAGCGCGGCCAAAACGACTAAAATCGCTCTTTTCTGTTGTTGTCATAAGACACCTTTTGGAAGTTATAGAGTAATACGGCTAGGGTAGAAAGTCAACTACCAAGCTTTACAAGACCAATAACGAGCTTTGGTCTTTGGACCGGGATTCTCACAGTTATGTCTTGCTCTAAATGATTTACGTCTTGCTGGAATGTTCTTTTTAATTTTCATGTTTTTATCACCAAAATTAACTTTTACAACATTACCTTTCTCATTCTTTACGTAAACTTTTGATTTCTTAACATCACCTTTCATGGGTTTATTAAGCGTGACTGTTTTACCTTGATACTTAGCCTCTTGGATAACGGCTATATCATTCTCTAACAACTCTTGAAGACAACCGCCACAAACAAGTGTTCCATCGTCTAAATGAGCATCGTCATACTCAGTTTCTTCGGTTTCAATAAAATTCTTAAAATTTTCAGTTAATACTTGAAAATCTTTAAATGATGAAAATTTGTCGCTCATGTTTATAACTAGTCCTTCTTTTTCTTTTTGGTCCACGATATTGGAGAGGATGATTTCTTTTTTCTTAATGGTCCTTTACCAGCAGATTTACACTGTGCTTTTGTTGGTCTGCAAGCTGGATATTTACCACCTTTATCGGCAGAATCACGACCGCAAGGACCACCAGTTCTACAATTTACCCAACCTTTTCCATCATTTCTTGCAAACCATCCATGAAGACCTTGTTCTTTTTCTTTAGAAAAGTTTGGCTTGTAATCTTTTTTTTTAGCTTCTTCAATTATTTCAACTTCTTCAAGTAATAATGCATCATCAATTTCTTGATCGGACATATTCTCGCTTATACCTTTCCAAATCTTTCCTTGGCGGCACTTAACAACAGCACCAGAAGCATAAGCAGAAGGCCAAACATCGTATTTACGTTTAGCTATTCTTGTGCAACGGTCACCACTTTTCTTTTTCTTTTCCTCAGCCATTAATCCAGCAAATAAATCAGTTGCAAATTCTGCTCCAGTTACACCATTCATGGAACCAAAAAAATCATTAACAGTTTTATTTTGTAAACCCATACTAATCATTTTAATAATATATTCGCTTGGAAATTCTGGGGGAGCACCAGACATTGTTACAATTGCCATAGCAATACCAGCTACCAATAAACCATATTTATTTAATAAAGGTACTAAAATTGGTTTCTTTGCTTCTTTAAGGCTTTGAGTATTTTGATTACCGTCAAGAGATACTATTTCTTTTACAGCTTCTATAATTTTATTAGCATATGGTAATATTTTAGTTATATCTAAATTTAATTTATATTTTTTAAGTGTTTCAATTACTTTTTTTATTGTATTGATATCAATACCTTCAGAAAGAATTTGTTTCTTTTTTTTATCTTCTTTGACTAAATCGTTTAAAGATTTTTGTAAATCAACTTTAATTTGTGATGGACTAATTCCATTTTTCTTGGCAGTAGCAACAGCATTAAGTAAAGAATGCTCAACAGAACCTATAATAGTTTCTTTAGTAGCCTCTGTTTTTTCTTCTTCAGTTGGTTGTGGTTTGGTTGCTGTATTACTTGTCATTTCTTGTGAAGTTTGTTGTTGTAACTTTGCAATTTCATCAACTTCTTCTTTAAGAAATTTACGCCAGTTCTCTAATATTATTTTTTGTTGCATACATTATATAGTTCCATTTGCCACAAATCTCTTCATAGTTGTCATAAGTAGTGAATGATCTACTGTTCCAAAACCATCTTGAATAGACATTTTTTTAAATTCTAATTGATTCAGTAATGGTTCAAAATTATCTAATGTTTCATTCATATGACTTTTAACTTGATAGGAAATTTGAGGTGAAGCTAGCTGCATGATGCGATAGTTGTCGCTAATCGCCTCACGGCTTGATGCGATTGAAGTAAAGCATTTAATTTTCTGATCTTGGTTTGCACAATATTCGACAAGCTTATCTACTGTGCAAAATTCACTTAGTTGAAGAAGCGGAACACGTTTGGAAAGTGTTTTCATGCCTACTCCTCCAACACCTTTAAGATTGTCAGATGTATCACCAGCGACAGCCCTAGCCAAAGCAAAGTTGTTAGGATGAACACCAAATTCTGTTAGCACTTTTTTAGTAGTTAAAATTTGCTCTTGAATTGGTCTAAAAAGAATAGTTTTATCGTTAATAAGCTGAATAAAATCTTTATCAGAAGATACAATTACTTTTTGCCAATCCCTATAATGAGAATGGGTAGCAACATAAGAGATTAAATCATCTGCTTCAATGTTTGGATACATAAATTGAATGATCGGTAGATTGTTAAAATACTCAGCTAATCTTGTTTGTTGCCAAATCTTATTCTCAAGTTCTTGGTTCTCGTCTAGATTTCTTACATCACGATTAAGACGAATAGGATTACGACCTTCTTTGTAATTGCTATTCATGCTTTTACGTTTCTTTGAGCCATTTTCTCCATCCCAACATACAACAATTTGATCTGGTTGGGTTTGTTTGATAAGTTTTTGAATAATATTAATTGTTCCAACGACTCCTCCAACTGGTTGTCCATTTGGAGATAGTGAAGGATTTGTTATATAAGCTCTAATGAACATATTAAGTGCATCCACAATCATTAATCTTGGCATTTAATAATATCCTCTTTATATATATATTTGTATTTTTCTGTTTCGGTAGTATAAACATAACATATATCTGGATATACTTCCATCACAACACCTAAAAGCGAATACTCTTTAAATAAGGTTTGTTGCCTTATTGGAGTATCCGCTAATAGATGTGAAGTAAAAGATGGGCTAAATTTGTTAACCCATACTAAATCACCCTTCTTAAACATGCTTATCACAAAGTGTCTTTACCCAAGACCTCTCGCGCCTCTTTACTGCTTCTGCTCCACAAACCTCACAAGTTTTGTAAGATCTACTTTCTACATCAGTAATAAGGTTAGAGATTTCTAGATAAACATCTTGTGGACAACTCTCTCCACTATCAATATAAAATCTAAGCCCTGCAAACTTTTCTTTAACTTGTGCTGCTGTAATGTGGTAATCACTATTTGGTTGGGTATTGTTATACTTCTCACTTACCTCTGCAATTTCAGCAATAAGGTCTTTCCAACCGCCAGAACATTCAAAGTATGAAAGACGAGCGAAGGTCTTTGGATACTTACTAGTAATTTCATCTTCCCACGTTTGCTTCATTTTTCCTCCTTTTGATTTCGCTTCCAACAGCATTAATAGTTTCAAGAACAATATCGCTAATAGACAAAGAGCGACCACTATTTTGAAGATCTAACATCTTTCTCATCATTATATCACAACTAACAGCCATAGCATAATGAACTTGTTCTAATCCTTCTACCATTTCTTCTTCTGTAAGACGGCGAGTAGAAGTTGTACCATCATTCTTTCTAATTATCCAACAACCCTCTTTGGCTCTTTCCCAAGGATTATTGTAATCAATATAGGGTTGGTATATAGCACTATAGCTAATTTTATTCTCACTCATTATAAATCCTCATGGTTTCAATCTTACCATCTTCGGAGGAATAAACAACCTTCTTGATACCAACATACTGCATAGCAGCTTCGCACATGGGACAAGGCTTAGAGTTCTTCAGATCTCCACACTTTCCAACACGAACAACATAAATGGTAGCACCCTCAGTAACAGAGCGATCAAGACCAAGAATAGCACCAATCTCAGCATGAACAGTAGCATGACCACGCTGCTTCTTACGAAACTGATTAGCCCATGCCTTATACTTATTCTTATTGCAGGAAGTGTTAATTACGGCACCAGCACGAACAAGGACAGCACCATGCTTGTATTCCTTAAACTCGGTCTGCTGGGCGATACGCGCCGCAAGCTCAATGTAACGCTGCTTCTTCTTAGAAAGCTTCGGGTCCGACTCCATGATGTTCAATCTCCAACACCAAGATAGTAACAAGGCTCTCTAAGAGCGTCAACCCCTAGAGAGCCTTTGTTTTATTCTACTTCAGCGTATGTCTTACGACTTATTATGGAAGCAATTGTTTGTCTTGGACTATTAAATATTTCTCCAATTTCTTTAAGAAGCATACCTTCTTTTCTCATTTGTCTAATCTGTTTAATTTGTTCTTCATTAAATTTACTAAAAGGATTTTTTGTTCCTTTATATTTATTTTTTCTTGATTCTGAAAGTTTTTCTTTTGATTCATCGGAGTGTTTTCTTCCAGTGGATTTATCTCTCATTTTTTGTTTTGTTTCATCAGAATGTTTCTTTCCATAAAAATGATTTTTATCTCCTATCTGTGATAGCGACTTATTTATCTTAAAAGTTTCAGAACGTTTTACGCCCAAACAACTTCCAGCAAGAGTGCATACATTAAATTCTGGTTTTAAACTATTAATATAGAATTGTTCTTTTTCTAATAATAGATTTTTATTTTTAGTTCTATAACTTCTATAATACTGCAAATAAAACTATCTTCTCCATATTTGTTCCAAGAATTTTGAAGAAAGTTGGAGTGATGTTTGTTTTTATTTAACAACCATTTATGTGTTCTCCAACGTTCTTCAAAATTTACTGTGCTACCAACATAAAATTTATTATTTTCTTTACAGGTTATTTTATAAATATAAGATTTTTCC